ATTTGGGATATTATCTAAATCTGGTTCAGATGCTAAGAAAATGTTTACAGATAAAGTAGTACCCATAAGTTTTAATTATCCTTTCTTTTTCAAGCCAATACAAGATGGTATGGATAGACCTAAGTCGGAGCTAGCTTATAGGGTTCCGGCTAAAAAGTTTACCAGAAAAAAGATGAAACAGAGGGAGGAGATGGACGACTTGGAAGGTCTTGATACTACTATTGACTGGAAAAACACTGGTGATAACAGTTATGATGGTGAGAAACTAGCGCTTCTAGTTCACGATGAAAGTGGTAAATGGGAGAAGCCTGATAATATTAGGAATAACTGGAGGGTTACTAAAACCTGTTTGCGTTTAGGTAGTAGAATTATTGGTAAATGCATGATGGGTTCAACCTCCAATGCTTTAGATAAAGGTGGTCAGAACTTTAAGGATTTGTACAAAAATTCTGACGTCAACAGTAGGAATAAAAACGGTCAAACTAAATCTGGTTTATACTCCTTATTTGTACCAATGGAGTGGAATTACGAGGGGTTTATAGATGAATATGGCCATCCTGTTTTCAACACCCCCACTGAAGATATGTTTGACCCACATGGAGATATTATAGAGTATGGAGTAGTAGACAATTGGGAGAATGAAGCTGAGGGTCTTAGGGACGATCAGGATGCACTCAATGAATTCTATAGACAATTTCCTCGTACAGAAGAACATGCGTTCAGAGATGAAACGAAACAAAGCTTGTTTAACTTAATAAAGATATACGAACAGATAGATTACAACGAAGGTAATAGAAATTCATCAGTAACCAACAGAGGTAACTTTCAATGGGAAGGTGGTGTCAAGGATACCAAGGTAGTTTTCAACCCAGATCCAAATGGTAGGTTTGAGGTTAGCTGGGTTCCTAATGTTAACCTTCAAAATAGAGTTGTAATAAAAAACGGTATAAAGTACCCAGGCAATGAGCATATGGGGGCTTTTGGTTGTGATTCTTATGATATATCCGGTACCGTAGATAACAAGGGTTCTAAAGGAGCTTTGCATGGTTTAACTAAGTTTTCTATGGAAGACGCTCCAGCTAATACCTTTTTTCTAGAATACCTAGCTAGACCTCAAACAGCTGAGATATTCTTTGAAGATGTGTTGATGGCTTTGGTATTCTACGGTATGCCTATACTAGCTGAAAACAATAAACCTAGATTATTGTATTATTTACGTAGAAGAGGTTATAGAGGTTTTAGCATGAATAGACCTGATAAAGTTTGGAACAAGTTATCAGTTGCTGAGAAAGAGGTTGGTGGTATACCTAACTCTAGTGAAGACATAAAACAAGCTCACGCAGCCGCTATAGAGATGTATATAAATGATCATGTTGGTTTGAAAACAGATGGCTCTTACGGTAGTATGTATTTTAACGTGACATTAAATGATTGGGCTAAATTCAATATAAACAATAGAACTAAGTTTGATGCGTCTATTAGCTCAGGCTTAGCTATAATGGCTTGTAATAGGCAAATGTACGCTCCTAATCCCCTTATTGAGAGGCAGCCTTTAAATATTACAGTATCTAGATATAATAACGAAGGATTTACATCAAAAATAATTAAGAGATAAATATGGCAGAGTCTGTTGTAAACTTTCCGTCTCAAGCGGTCAGTGATTTAGAGAAAGCATCGTTAGAGTACGGTGAGAAGGTAGCTAAAGCTATAAGGCAGGAGTGGTTTGACAATAACACATCTAAATACTCTAGTAACTTTGATAGCTTTCACAAGCTTAGATTGTACTCTAGAGGTGAACAACCAATAGAAAAGTATAAGAATGAGTTATCTATAAACGGTGATCTATCATACTTGAACTTAGATTGGAAACCGGTACCTATTATATCTAAGTTTGTTGACATTGTCGTTAATGGTATGTCTCAGAGAAACTACGAAATAAATGCTTTCTCTCAAGATCAATATGGTGTCGACAAAAGAACAGCTTATATGGAGTCGATGCTCGAGGATATGCGTACTAAAGACTTTAACGATATGGCTGCTGAGGCCGTTAACGTTGACTTGTACAATAATGATAAAGAATCATTGCCAGATTCCGAAGACGAGCTAGCTCTTCACATGCAATTGAACTACAAGCAAGCCGTTGAATTAGCTGAAGAACAAGCTATAAACGTGTTGTTTGAAGGTTGCAACTACGATCTAACTAAACGGCGAGTCTTGTATGACTTAGTCACTATAGGTATTGGAGCTACTAAGACTACGTTTGACTTCGCTGATGGAGTTGAAGTTAAGTATGTAGATCCTGCTGATTTGGTTTATTCCCACACAGACTCTCCTTATTTCGATGATATTTATTACGCAGGTGAAGTTAAGAGATTACCGGTTAATGAATTAGTTAAAGAGTTCCCAAACTTGTCTAAATCCGATATAGAAGAAATAGTTGATAATTCTAGTGATTACTCAGATGTTAGAACTAATAGAGATAAAAATAAAGTTAGCGTACTGTACTTTAATTTTAAAACTCATTGCAACTCAGTTTACAAGTTAAAGAAAACTGGTAGTGGAGCTGATAAAGTTATACAGAAAGACGATTCATTTAGACCACCTGAAAATTTAGAAGGTGAGTTTAGTAGATTAGATAGATTGCAAGAAACTTTATACGAAGGTGTTTATGTGTTAGGTGCTAACAAGTTACTTAAATGGCAAGTAGCTCCCAATATGATGCGAAGTGATTCTAGCTTCGGTAAAGTAAAGATGAACTACAGTATAGTAGCGCCTAGAATTTACGATGGTAGAATACAGTCATTAGTGAGTAGAATAACTGGTTTTGCTGATATGATCCAGTTGACACATTTAAAGTTACAGCAGGTTATGAACCGCATGGTTCCTGATGGTGTATATTTAGATGCAGACGGTTTAGCCGAGGTCGACTTGGGTAACGGTACTAACTACAACCCTCAGGAAGCTCTTAATATGTTCTTCCAAACCGGTAGTGTTATAGGTAGGTCTTTTACTTCTGAAGGTGATATGAACCCAGGTAAAGTACCTATACAGCAAATCCAAAACGGTGGAGGCGGTAATAAGATACAAAGTCTTATTACTACTTACAATTATTACTTGCAAATGATACGTGATGTTACGGGTTTGAACGAAGCCAGGGACGGTAGTACTCCAGATAAGAACGCTTTAGTTGGTATACAGAAAATGGCAGCCGCTAACTCAAACACGGCTACTAGACACATATTACAGTCAATGTTATATTTAACTGCTGAAAATGCTGAAGCTTTATCACTTAGAATATCTGATATAGTGGAGTACTCCCCAACCAAACAGGCTTTTATTAGAGCTATAGGATCTCACAATGTAGCTACATTAGAAGAATTAAAAAGTATTCACCTTCATGATTTTGGTATATTCATAGAGCTGATGCCAGACGAGGAAGAAAAGCAAATGCTAGAAAACAATATACAAGTAGCTTTAGCTCAAAAATTAATAGACTTAGATGACGCTATAGATCTTAGGGATGTTAGAAATACAAAGCTAGCTAATCAATTATTGAAAGTAAAAAGAAGAAAGAAGCAAGAGAGAGACCAGGAGCTTCAACAGCAAAACATTCAAGCACAGTCGCAGGCTAACGCTCAAGCGCAGCAACAAGCAGCTCAAACCGAAATACAAAAAGATCAAGCAAAGGCTGCTACTGCGGCTCAGTTGGAGGAGCAGAAAAGCAAATTTAAAATACAGTACTTAAAACAAGAGGCTGAAGTTAAAAAAGAATTAATGAAGCTGGAGTTTGAATTAAACTCAAAATTACAGTCAGGAAAAAGTGAAGGTGAATCACTTAAAAAGTTTGAATCATCAGGTAATGATATAGTTACTGGTGATATGGGACTTGACAAGTATTAATGATAGTTCACCAATTAATTATTTTATAAAATTATATTATGGCAAATCAAGATGAAGTTATCAAAGTAGACTTGCGTCAAGCTAATTCTACTGAAGAAGAAGTTTACAAAGTTGACTTAACAAAACCAGTTCAAGATGAAACTCAAGAGCAGGAGGTTGACGGTGGCGGAGTGGTTGATGGTAACGAGGATACCACCAATGAAGAGCAAGAAGAAGTGCAGCCGCAAGGAGAAGTACAAGAAGAACAACCAGTATTAGAAGAGGTTACAGAAGAGCCTGAAAAGATTGAAGAAGAGCAAGTTTCATTAGAGGAAGAGATCGATGCTAAGGTGGATTTGTCAAAACCAGAGGTAGTTGATGGTAAGTCTTTACCAGAGTCAGTTGAAAAGCTGATTAAATTCATGGAGGACACTGGTGGTGATTTAAATGATTACGTTAGGCTGAATACAGACATTTCAAAGTTAGATACTTCTGATGTTTTAGACGAGTACTACAAGCAGACAAAATCACATTTATCTTCAGACGAAAGAAGCTTCCTACTAGAGGAAAAGTTTAGTTATGACGAGGACGCTGATAGTGATAAAGATATTAAAAAGAAAAAGATTGCTTTAAAAGAGGAAGCTGCTAAAGCTAAAGAGTACTTAGATTCTCAAAGAGAAAAGTACTACAGCGAGATAAAGGCTAGTAGCAATCTAACTAGTGATCAATTAGAAGCTGTTGAGTTCTACAAGAACTATAAAGAGGATTCTAATAATAAAGCTTCTATTAAAGAAGCTAATAGTGAAGATTTTTTACATAAAACTAATAACTTATTCAACTCAGAGTTCAAAGGTTTTGAATTCAATATTGGGGAGAAGAAGTTTAGGTACAATGTTAAGAATACAAATGAGGTTAAAGCTAACCAAAGCGACTTAAACAACTTTGTCAGCAAGTTTGTTGACAGTAATAGTAAGCTTAACGACGCGGCTGGTTATCACAAATCTTTGTATGCAGCTATGAACGCGGACGCTTTAGCTCAACATTTTTACGAGCAAGGTAAAGCAGATGCAATCAAACAAACTGTAACGCAAAGTAAAAACATTAATACAGAGGCGAGGCAGACTCACGGCGAGACGCAAGTGGGTGGCGTTAAGTATAAGGTTTTAGGTGAATCAAGTAGAGACTTCAAATTTAAAAGAAAAAATAAACGTTAATTTAAAAAATTGAAAAAATGGCATTAAATCCAGGAGCACTCCTTAACAAGGTTCCAGCTGCTGCAAAGCAGACTCTTCCTAGTAACTACCTAGACTTTACGTCTGGTGATAACGACTGGGCACAACAATACTTACCAGATCTAATCGAAAAAGAAGCAGAGGTATTTGGTAATAGAACAATTGGTGGCTTCTTAGAAAAAGTAGGAGCTGAAGAAAGTATGTCGGCAGATCAAGTTATATGGTCAGAGCAAGGTCGTCTACATTTATCATACACAGGTAGTAACACTAGTGGTGTTATAAGTATTACTGCTGACGTTGATGGTAACACAGCCGCGAGTGGCGCTCACGGTGTTCGTGAAGGTGACACAGTGATAGTCTCCGACGCGGATCGAACTGTAAAATGTTATGTTTCAACCGTAAGCGCAG